AAGATTCTTAACTTGTTTAGGTGAAGATGGTGCGCATCATACTAACTATGGCGATTCAACAATGCATGACATATATGTAGTGTCATCACTAGCTGTAGAAGGTGATATTAAATGGCAACACAGAAGAAAAGGTAATGAAGGTTGGAATAAACTATGATTATCTTATCAGTATGGGAATGGGTGCTAAACATATTTTTATTGAGTACGTCTGCGTTTGTATTTGTAATTAGCATGTATATGCTTGCACTTTTTGTGTATATATTAGCAGACTTTGCTAATTGGATTATAAATAAAAAACGCTTTTAAGCACCTAAAAAACACTAGGCGAGTGTTATATCGACAAGACTAATAATCTGTCCATATAACGCTCCCTAGTGGCGTTAAGTGACCCCATAGTAGCTTCTATTTACTCACCTAAAGTTTCTTCTATCCTGTTTTTTTGCATCTGTCTACGTTTTTCTCTTTCAAGTCTAGACTTCATTTGATTAACAGGTAATCTTAAAAATATTTCCCCAGCTCTTTCTGGTCTTTCTGAAAACTGAACAAGTTGTCTTACACCTCTTCCAAACGGAAACATAGTATATGCTGTATAAGAACTAAACTTTTCCCAGTCACCAGTCAGCAGCTCTATTGCTGCATCAGGTATTCTAGCTACAGGTGGCTTTAACAATTGCAATGCTCCTAGCTTGCTACCCCAGAATGCCATATCTCTTTCACGTTTATCTCCATATAAACTATCTGCTATAGACTGAAAGGTATCTAATGGTGGTGCTAATGCAGTATCAAAGATACTAAACATAAATGCACTACCTAATGCAAACATAAACAAGTCAATCATATATGTATCTTTAAATCTTTCGTACTCTGGTGTACCTTCTTTAAATCCATATAACTTAGCTTGTCTATAAAATTCTTTTCTTGTTCTTACGGAGTTCCAAACAAACAATTTAAACCTAGATAATACTTTACCAACAGCAGTTCTCATAAATGCAGGTCTTGCAGAGTTTTGATAAAGGAATTGAGTATTCTCTATACCCCTCATTGCCATATCAAAAACAAAAGGATCTTCTATAGAAAGCTCTCTTCCTTCAGCTCCAAACTTCTTTACTGCTTGCATTGCATGTGCAGTAAACGCATTTAATCTGTTTATGCGTTCAGAGTTCTGCATAAAGAACGAGCCATATTTAACCATAGTATCCATTACGTTATATTTTCTTACAACTTCCATAACGTTTAAATCTGGATTTTTACTTTTTGCTGCAGTTGTTATTTCTCGTTTAAATGTTTTTAAATTAACACCAGCTTTTTGCAATCCTGACCTAAGTCTTGGATTAACATCAAATTCATTTTGTATAAATGCATCAATAACACCACGCTCTTCAAGGTATTGTAATAATTCTTTTCTATTCTTAGCAGTCTTCCCATTGTTAAGTTTTACAACTTCGTTACCTTTACCATCAGTTAATAGCATGTCATATATTTTTTTATTGCTGTAACTATCAGCAAAGTTTCTAATACCTGCACTACCAATAGTCATTGCACTACCACTAAATATATTAGTTGCCCATGTTCCTGTGTTTGCTAACAAACTCATTAATTGATATTGTGCTTCCATTCTACCTAGTTCATGTAATTTACGACTAAAGTATTCTTTTCTTGCTTCAGCACTCTTAGGTGCATGCTTAAAAAAAGGAGAGCTAACGCCTTTATTTTGATAATACTTTTCAAATATATTAATTACATTTTCATCAGATGTAAGATAGAACAAGTTTCTTTTGTCTTTTAATTTTAATGGACTCTTAGGACTTACCATTTCTGTTGAAAAATATGATTGATGTCCTAATATACTTTGTAAATATAATTTTACATAGTCTGCCCATACTTCTACAGGATTATTATAATCAGAACCTTTCAACTGTTCTTTTTCTGCTTTAGATACTTTATATCTTGTTCTAGGATTTCTAGTTAACCTATGTACCATATTATTAATTTCATACTGCCCTTTAATAGCAGTAGCATTATTATAATAACTACCAACAAGCTTATCTAAATATAGTTTAAATATAAAAGGACTCTTATCAAATCCTGGCATATCTACAACTCTATTTTTTAAATTACCAACAAGACTACCTTGACTAGTAAATTGTACATTTAAATCTGACTCCATTATTTTACTTGGCTCTATTAATTCACCATAAGCAAAAAATTCTTCAGCACCTGCAAGTTTATTTTCTTGCTGTCTATTATACTCAAGAAATGCTCTATCAGCTTTTTGAGCTGCTTGTTCTGGAGTTAATCCTTTAGCTATAGCTTTTGAATAAGTATCACCATATATATCATTAGCTTTATTTTCTATAAAAGTAACAATTTCTCTTGCAGATTTTTTAGTAGCACCAAAATTCATATGAGGCATATAACTAGTAACATCACGTTGTCCTATGCCTTTCATTAATTTGTGCATTCTGTCTCTGTATACAAAACTATCTTTTTGTCTAGCAGCTTCTTTTTCTTGTCTAGTACCAAGCATAGTCTTACTATATTCTATTTCATTTAATATAGCTTCTTCCATTTTTAATTCACGTTGATAACGTTTTATGCCATCTATACCTACAGTTCTAATTACTTCTGGTTTATTTATATTGTTATTATCAATTACAGTTCTTCTAAAATGTTGCAAATCCATTTTACCATCTGCATTCCATCTCATGTATTTATTTAATACTCCACCAGTAGCTCTATACCAAGATTGAAAATCTTTATCCATTACCCAAGTACCATCTGCATCAGTTGCCTTAATACCCTTAGAATCTTTTGTATAAATTAAATCATGCATACCTTTAAAAAATTCTGTAACAGGTTTATTAAGTGCTTCTAATTGTGCTAATCTTTTTGGGTCACTAGGAACAATACCTTTTTCTCTATAATCAAACAACTCTTCAACAAGTTTTGTTCTATCTTCTGTGCCATATTTATTTAATTCTTTTTCAATATTCTTATAATATTTATTCTCATAATATACTATATCTTTACTAATACTTCTTTCGTTAGCTCTATGATACCTAGATATTTCTCCTATAGGACTTGTAAAAAAGAATATAGGTTTATCTGCTTTACCACTAGCTGTTTTAACAGGAGCAAAGTATTGAAAGTACTTATTAATAAGACCTTTAGTAGCCATCTTTTCATCTGCAAAACGAGGATCTCTATACCAATAACTTAAATCAAACTTTAATCTGTTAGGGTCTTGTATACCTTTAAAATATCTATTAATAGCAACAATATCTTCTATTGTCATAGTACTAGCTTCTCTATATTTACTACCACCAGATAATATGCCTGTAAAATATTCAAACCATTGCTCAAAGTTTTCTTTGATTACTCTATGTCTGTTAAGATTTTTTCTAAACTGCTGTACTTCTTTTAATTGTGCATCGTTAATAGCTAAACCTTCCATAGCTTTAGATGTAGTTAATTCAGTTATAGTTTCATATGGTGACTTGTCCATTAAAACCATTTCTGCTTTAGGTGGTTTAAACAAGTCAAACTGATTAGGGTCTACTTTTTTAGGTTTAGATTTAGGAGGCGCATTTTCATTTAACAACTCTTCAGTTGTTTTCATTGCTAATTCTTTTAATGTAGATATACTCTTAGCTTTAGCTTCAAGTTGTGGAGATTCTTGTTCTACACCTCTATTAAATACCTCTTCCATTTTAAGATAAAATTCTTTTTTAGTCTCAAATGGAATACTTAAAGCACTATGTATATCTTTATATAATTGATTGTGTCCAAAAAATCCTTGAGTCTTTTTAGATGTAATAGGACTTAATAATAATGTATGCCAGTATTTTATTAAAGGTTCTGGTGTAAAATTATTATCTACTGCTAAATCTAAAAGCTCTTGTGATGTTTTATGTATTTCTCTTTCTAAATTTTCTAATACACCATCTTTATCTAAACGTACACTAGCTTGTAATTCTTCTTTTATTTTTTTATTACGTTCTATTAATCTAGGTATCAATTCTTTTATTGCATTACCTTTTACCCCTGCAGCATCTATTGCTGCATGTAAATCTAAAAAGTTCTTATGTAGTAATTCTATTGTAGAAAAATGCGCTAATCCTCTACCTATATTATCAAATGCAAAACTATACTGAGATATTCTAGGGTCTAACTTACCTCTAGGATTCATATCAAAATTAAATTCTTTAGCTAGTATACCTAAATGTGTTTCTATAAACTTAGTTAATTCTTTACCACCTATTAATCTTAAATTATTTGCTGCCTGTTGCTGCACAGGTAAACCTTCCATTAATCTTGAGTAAGCTCTAGTAATAACAGGAAAGCTAAAAGATTCTATATTTAATCCTGCATTTTCCATACGTTTTACTAATGCAGGAATCATACCAGTCAAACCATGTTTTTTAACATTGACATTGGTTCTAGTTAACAATCTACCTAAATCAAATATGTCTAATGCTTGACCTGTACCAAATCTACTTTTGTTAAGTATAGCATCACCTTTTTCATTATTTGGTTTTCTAGTTATAGAGTATGTTATATCATTTTCTGTAGTTAATACTCTTTCACCTACATCAATATCTAACTTAGCAATTTCTTTAGGGTCTAGTTTTAATATTTCTTGACCATTTTCAAATTGCCATGGTTTATTTTTTAATATGCTCCATGAAATTTGCCTTACACTAGATTGTGGTTTTACTACTCTTAATGCATCTAATATTGTAGAAAATGGTGTATTAATAGCTTTAGTTTTTAATTGATTATATCCAAAGTAATCTTTTGGTAATTTAATATCTGAACCATTACGTTTTACTAAATTAAGCTCACCTGTTTTAGGATTAGCTTTATATACTTTCATATCAAATAAAGCATCAAACAATACTCTAGTATGTGCAACAGAAGGCTTTATTGTAGGGTCTGTACTAGCATCTGCTGATTTATTTACAACTGCTGTACCAAGATCTCTAAAGAATTGCATTCTGTCAACTCCCATGACCTTACCTTTTTTAACTTTTATATTAGCAACAAAAGTTTGTCCACCATCTTCAAATGTAAAATCAACATTATTATCATTTTTAAGTATGTAATCTGCAAAGTTCTGCATTGCTATCTTTGCATTTAAACTAGTACCCATACCTTGCTTTGCAGAGTAAGCCATTTGTGCTGCTCTTAATCTATAAGCAGGATTGTACATAAACATTTGATACTCTACATCTTCTGCTTTATTATAACCTTTATCACCTTCTCTTTTATTGTAACCTTTAAATCTTTGTACTTCTGTGGCATCTAAATCTGCATTAGAAAATATTCTATCTATTTCTTTAGAATAATCACTTGGCGTGCCATCTTTATTTTCCCATGCTGCTCTTTCATCTTTTACTTCAACAAACTTCTTTCTTAAATCATTACTGATTCCTTGATAGAGTTTGATGCTGTCTGAGTCTTTATCTGCACCTCCAAGGTATTTATTATCCTTGTGGTGTGTGAACGAACCAGACCCTCTCTGCCCTGTAAAACCCCTAAAGCGTAACTGCCTTGTACCAGAGACACTATCAGCAGGAATGCGAATAGCGAGGAGCATAAATGTCTTATCCCATTCTTTAATGTCTTTTCTGGATTTATTCCCAGTATATTGCTCCCAAGCTTCGCCCAGCGTGACTCGCTTGTCGATAGTTTCCATAGTAGCTTTGCTATCAGTTTTTTGTGCATTTTTTAATTTCCTTTGGTATATAGCTTTTAATTCTTTTTCTGGTATGTATTTAGTTTCAATAGGCATTCTTTTAAACATATTGTCTAAATACACATCGCCCTCTCTTAATTCTTTAATCCCTTTTTGTACATACTCTGGGTCTATTATTATACTCTCACCTTTGTATGTAAATAGCTGGTCAGGTGTAAATGCTTTTAACCAAGACTTACCACCTGTATAGATATATGGATTAGCAAATCTTCTTACTAAAAATTTCTTTAAAGCATTATGATAGTTTTCTTTAAATACAGTATTGCGTACTGCATATGTACCAGCCATAGCTTGTGCTAATATTTTATTAGATGCATGAAACTGTCTAAAGTCAGAGTTAGTATCAAATTCAAAATCTATATCTAACTTACCCTCACCTTCTAATTTCATTATCTTATCCATTACTTTACCTGCAACTCTACTATCAGGAAACTTAAGTAATGTATCTTTTATAAAATCTAATGGCAATTCATTTAAAGATAAATCTGCATCATCTATTATTTTATCTAATTCTTTAAGTTGTTTATCAGATAATTTTTCATTCTTAGCTCTTACCTCATTTACTTTTTCTGCAAAAGATCTTCCTCGTTCTGTACCTTGTAAACTAGGTTCTAGTATTTCTTTAAAATATTGTTCAGCAAAATCTGGAAATTGATTACTAGATGCATGTAAATAAAATTGCCTTGCAATCTCATCACCTTTAATAGATTTAAATGGGTCTTCAAATGTACCTGTACTAACTTGCATATGCTCAATAGGTACTTCAAATGTTTTAGGATTTTTAATAGAAAAAGTATTGGATTGAGGATTATAAGTAAACTCTGTATTTACTTCTAAATTACCTCTTAACTTAGCTCCACTATCAAATACAATAAAATCTAAACCATTTTGTTTCATAAAATCATTCCAACGACCTGTAGCTCTTTGTCCATTTGATTTAGTAAACAATGCACCTAATCCAGTACTACCACCTACAACTGGTTTTATATGTCCTACCATACTGTCTTGACCCATGTATTTAACTACATTGTCAAAAAACTTGTGAGCAAATATTAATCCACCATCAGTATCACTTGGACCCGTTGTTTCAATATCATTAATTATCATCCCTCTCATTTTACCATTAGGTATAGTTTCTGTAAAACTAGCAGCATTTAATGGTGTCATTCTATTTGTTATAAGAGTTAATCTTTTATTTAAATCTGCAACAGACTTACCATAACCCTTATTTAATAATAAACCTAAACCTTGTAAACTAGGAGAGTTCTTACTAACTAAACCATTCATTGCAGCGTGATGCAGCACATTACTTATCCACTTGCGTTCATATAATCTATTTGTACCAAATATACTTTTGTCTGATGCAAGTCCAGCTTCAAAAGTTTTTTCTATAGCACCTCTAATAACAGGGTCACCTTTAGACATAGCATCAAATATCATTTCTTTTGTTATTTGAACATTACCTAGACTATCTATATAATCAGCAATTAACATATAAGTTTTATCTTTCATACCACTATATATGTATTTGCCTTGTTCTTCTAATTTATTTTCTATTTTACGAAGTTTATTACTATCTACTCTAAATACTACTTCTTCACCTTGTGGTGCAAAATCTAATACTTTATAAGCTTGACCATTCCTAGTAACACCATGTGTCATAAATGAAAAACCACCAAAGCCTAAATAATTTATAGGTAGTGTAACATACCTTTCACCTAAACTAGTTGTACCAAACGTTTTATCTTTTGTGCTTTTTACTTCTATATCACCAAAAGCTTTATCTCTAAAATAAAATACTTCTTGTGTAGGCTCTGTTTCAGTATGCCACTTTCTTCTATATCTAGCTTCATGCTTAGTTGTTAAATCATGACCTATTAATTTTTTAAGATTAGTTATAAATACTTCTACATTCCTACCACCTTCTGCTGATAAACTTTCAGCAGTAGCTTGTTCTCTAGCTGATACAAAGTCTTGCTCTGTTCTAAATTGTTTTTTATCAACTTCTTTATATACTTCTTTATCTGTATTTTTTAAATACTCTATCTCTCTAGTGACAGGATCCATAAAATCACTTTGCTGGTCAGCATATAATTGAGCAGAAGTACTTTCAGCATCTCTTAACCTACCTGTTAAAACAGACATTGCATCAGCAGCTCTTAATCTGTAAAATGCTTGTATAGTTTTTTCTTCTACTTTTCTACCAGAATTTTTAATATATGTTTTAGCTAACTCTCTCCAGTTTGCTTCTGGAAAGTTCTTTTCTAAATAACCTAATGCAGTTCCAGTAGAACCTTTTAATCCTTGAGAGTTTCTAAAACTACCCATAGGATGTTCATATAAAATAAAATCTTGTGTTGGTTTGCTTAATGTATTCCAATCTTTAGCATGTTCTGGGTCTAGTATGTCTTGCATACTTCTACCAAGCTTCTCACCTTTTTTACCCACCATCCATTGACCTGCAGCTTGTTTGTAAGCAGGTCTTGTATTATATCCAAAAAATCCACCTAACAAATATTCATATAGTTGCATTTCTACAGGGTCATTACGCATAGTAGCAGGTAATCCCATAAACAAACTAGCTACACCAGCTCTTAATCTAGCGTTAGCTTTTTGTATTTGTTCTGGACTGCCTTTGTACATTTTACCTACAGATACAAAATTACCTATACCACCAAATGCACCACCTGCTATAGCTCCACCTACAAATGCATCAGTCATTACATCAGCACCTTTCCATACAGAACTAACAGCACTAGCTACACCAAGACCTAATGCTTCTTCTGTTATCTGTCTAGTAGCAGCACCTTTTCGTAAAAAATCTATAGTTTCTGCGCCTGTTTTTTCTAAAACTTTATCAAAAGTAGCTTTTGTACCTCTAGAAAATTTCATTGGAATAGCAATATCGTCTAGTGTTTTTATACCAGCTTCTAATGCTTGATACATTCCTGTACCTTTAAAACTTTTAAAAACAGATAATGGCGCTCTCATAATAGCAGGAGCAAAACCTGCAAGATGTCCAAGCTGTCTAAATATTGCTTCGCCTGTTGTACGAGGTTCTTTAGGGATTAAATCTATTGTAGTTAATCCCTCTAAGAAACCTGCTTGTGCTTGTTGTAAACCTCTTCTTAAACTAAAATTACCTTCTAGTCTTTTAAAGTTTATTTGATTTTGTTCTGCTAATGCTTCCAGCTCATCAAGCTGGTCATCATTAAACATATCAGGATTAGCTCTGTATGTATTTATAAGGCTTTGTACTTTATAGCCTTCGTATGGATTAGCCAATTAATCTCCTAATAAAAAGTTTAATCCTAATAAACTACCACCACCTACAGCACTATAATTTAAATATTTTTCTGCAACATCCATTGGTATGTTTAAATTTTTAGATAAATTAGATGCTGCTTTAAATCTACCCATTCTTGCATAGTTAGCACCAGCTCTACCCATACCTATTCCTAATCCAGCAGCACCTCTGCCTAATGAACCAGCCATTTGACTAGCACCTTGTGCAAATCCACTTTCTGATATTCTACTTCCAATAGACCTTGCACTACCTTCTGCTGTTTTAGCTCCAGCCATTCTATTTTTTACAGCTTTTAATGCATCACCAGCTCTACCTCTTAATGCTCCAGCACCAAAAGATACAGCTCTACCTGCACCTATTAAACCAGCTCCTAAACCAGCTAACATACCTGCACCAGAAGCTATTGAATCTATTCCTGTTTGTCCATAAACAGTTTCTCCTCTAGACCTTGGTTTAAAACTTTCTGGAAGTAATCCAAAGGTAGCCATATCTGCAGCTCCATATAAAGCTTTACTAAAAGGTTTGCTTTCTCTTCTAAAATTTCGCCCCATAGCTTTAGATAATTGTGCAATAACTTCTGCTTCTGCATCATTAAACCTTCTTGGGTCTGAATTATATTCATCTATTAAAGATATTATTTGTAAAGGTTCCATTATCTATAACCTCCTATATTACCTAATTGATTTAACATTAACATGTTTAAAAAATTAGTATTTTGTGCTTGTTGTTGTGGAATATATTGTAGTATTTGATTTATATCAGCAGGTGCTACATCTGGGCTACTACCAATTAATCTTTGCATGTCTGGAGAATAGCTTTGCTTTGGTGCTAATTCATCAAATTCTTCAGCCAAATCTGCTCTTCTTCCTTCTCTATTAAAATATAAATCACCTATATTAGGATTATATGGATTTATATATCCAAATGCTCCTTGAGGATTAAATTTATTTTCTACATATTTTTCTTGATTTCTTTTTCTATCTGCTTCGTTTTCTTTTGATATAGCTTTATTCATACCTTCTATTGCCAAACCTCTTCTGTATTTAACATCATCCTGTCTTAATTGATTAGACAAAGCAAATACTCTATCTCTATAAGCTTGGTCTGCAAGTCTTGCATTTGCTCTATCTTGCATTTCTTTAATACGAGCATCGTTTATTTCTTTAGCCTGCGCTAATCCTTGAGAAGTTAAATCATTTGCATCTTTAGCAAGATCTCTTTGTAATTGAAATCCTTCTCTTTTTAATTGATTAGCTGCGTTAGCCATATCTTGAGTTATATCTTGTTGTCTTTTTTGCATTACTGCATTTAAAAGATTTTCTGTTCCTCTGGCATTATATCCAGTAAACCTTGTTTGCATGTTTGGTACAATCATATTATTTCCCCAATCCTAAAAAGCTACCAGCTAAATTAAATAAATTATTAGATTGACTATTACGATATGCAGCTTGTGCATTTTGATTTTGTACAGCTTGATTGTATTCAGCCATTACTCTTTGCTGATTATAAGTATTCATGTTTTGAGCATTAAATTGTTCGTTTTGCAATGCTCTTGCATCAACACCAGCTCCAAGTTGTCCAGCTTGACCATAAGCTCCCATAGCTAAATTACCCATTGCACTAGCAAGTTGAGTACCTTGATTAATAATACCTTGCTGACCTTGAGCAAATTGGTCACCTGCTTGTCTGCTTGCTATAGTATCGTATAATCCACCCATTCCCATGATTCCTCTAGAAGCCATAGCAGCATTCATTGCATTTATACTTTGTGCTGATTGGTCACCTACATTTCTTCTTAACATATCAAATTGTCTTTGATTATATGTTGAATTAGGATTAAGCATTTCTTGTGATTGTTGTGCAAACTGCCCACCTAATCCAGATAAATTATTCATACTGCTTTGTAAGTTTTGATTAACATTGTAGTCAGATTCTGTTAATCCAAAATCAAAATCTACATTTATATTCTTTGGTTTATTTCTTCTGCTTGATGCTAAACCCATCAATCCAAATAATCCTGCAGCTACAGGTGCTGCACCTCCAAGCATTCCTATGCCCTTACCAAGAACACCACCTAACTTACCTAATGTACCCATTATACTTGGTCTAGAAGAACCTCCCATATTAGGCATAGCTACATTTTGCATCGCACCTGATAATACATTATTAGCTAATGCGCCTGCTTGTGGATTTAAAAAATTAACTCCTCTACTATATTGACTTAAAACACCTCCTTGGTAACCTATAGGTAAACCTGTATTAGGTGTTAAAGTTCCTATTTCTTGTGGTGGTAGATTGTTTTCATCATATCCCATTAACATTTGCCCACTAGTTAATCTTGGTGGCATAATTTACTCCTCGTTTAAAGTTATTGACGTACTAGCCCAGCCTTCACTTGTACGCCCTTGTATTTTATAAGAGCCTCCGTCAGGATCTCTCACTATTCTTATATTACCTTCTTTACCAACTGATTCATCTGGCTCTAAAACAGTATCTTTGCTATTTACAGCATCTATTAATTCATTTAAATCATCATAGATTCTATCTATAATTCTTTGCATATTATTTTCAGTAATTCTTTGTGAACGTTTTTTGCTTATCACGACATTGCCTTTGTTCTTTTTAACCTTCTAAACAGTAATCGCAATGCATCTATTGTTGCAGTAGCATCTCCTGTAACTGCAAGTTTTACTTGTGCATGCCTAGCAGTTCTTTTAGTTGATAAAACAGAATAAACATCGCTATTTTCTTCTGTATTAACTGTTATTGTAGGTGTATTATCTTCAGATAATATTTCTGCTTTATAAAACTTTTTATCTGATGTAGAATCGCCCATTGTAAATTTTTTACTATACCATATAAAATTATCTAATCTTGTAGAACTTTTAGGGTCAAATGGCTTTATTAAACCATTAACACTATCTGATACTATTAATTCATTATTCTTACCATTAATAGCACTTAATGTTAGTAAATCAGTACTAGTAGAATATGGTCTATTCCATACATCCCATCTATTTTTAGGTACTGTATATACTAAACATTGTGGTACGTAATTATTTATTGTATTTGTAATTGTTAAAGTTATATTTCCAGTTGCAATTGCAACAGTACTTATTTCAAATCTATATTCAGTATCTATAGCAATAATTGTTGTATCAGCAGGAATGCCTGTACCTGATATTGCCTGACCTACTTCAATTGGACTACTAGGACTTCCACCATGAGTTATATACTCTGACATATTAGTAGTACTAACACTATGTGTAAAACTACTTGTAGTATCAAATTTATATTGATAGAAAAAACAAAAAGATTTTCTGTATCCGTCATAACCTAATACAATATCCCCACCATAATTAGAGCTATTAAATTCACATAAGTTTTCTAATGCACTATAGTCATTTCTTACATCATCTAATTGATGAGCTTGTTTTATTCTTCTACCTATATCATTTATATTTTGTCCATTGTGATAATAAATACTATTTTTATCAAGCCAACACAAACCAACATCTGATGATATAACAGAGTTTTGATTTCTGCATCCTATACCTTTTATAGTATCTTCTATATACATACCATCTGGATTTACTATATATGTTTCGTTTTCAGAGTACACATATAGTCTACCATTAAATGTTTCCATTGCTGTTGCTGTATTAGGTAATAATAAATAATCTCTTACAATATTAAATTGGTCTAAATTAAATGGTCTAGACTTAAATAAATAATTTGTTGCATCATCTATATCTATATGAGAACATCCTGTTATATATAAAAAATTATTTACTTTAGCACTTAAAGTATATTTAGGTAAAGTATTTAATAAAGCTTCTGATATACCAGTTCTTGCTTCATATGATGCATAAGACACACCATCATCTATTATTGTTTTAGTATAGTAAGTACCCCAATTTGGATTAGTTGTAGAAGAATCTGTTTCTAACCATCCAGATTTTAATGGTATACTTTTGACTAATCTAAAAAATCCAGCAGGTTGTATTGCACTAGCAGATGTAGAACTAGACCTATATAAATTTACATGTGTAACTCTTTTACTTAAATTAGATGTATATATACTTATATCCACATTTAATGCATCTTCTCCAATACTACCATTATCTATATGTACCCAAGATGCTAATGGAGATTCTTGATAACCATCATAAGTAAAAGACGTTGCATAAAAATGGTCATGAGAAGGATTTATACTTCCATCTACAGATGTATTGTTAGTTACATTTAATTCTACTTCACCCTCTGCTTTTTTAGCAAGAGATCCTGATGCACCAGCTGCCCAACGTACTTGACCAGCAGAAGAAAATACATTATAACTAGCACCTATTTCACTTAATACTGCATCTTCAATATCTATATTGCCACCTACAACAACTCTTGAAGTATCAATTAATTGAGTAACTGTATGATTATATGCTAATTTATTTTGACGATATAAATCACTTTGATTTGTAGAACTACCTTCTTGTATAAAATTTAAATAATTAGAATTACTTGTTTGTTTGACCTGATATACTTTATCATATGTCTTATCAAAAACTTCATCAAAAGCATATACAATACCTTTTGTAATTGTATCTAATTTTTCCCCAGCTGTATAAGTATCTCTTATAACATGTGCAAACCATCTTATGCCTGCTTTTATACCAGCGCCACTTGTATTACCACCTAAATAATCATCGTTATTACTTGCATGATACCATCTTACATATGCAGTACTTTCTGAAGGTTTTACATATGTTGCTATACCTACATAATTATTACTGCCTGTTACTCTTATTAAAGGTAATTTTGCTGTAGCCATAGAAACTTGTACTCTTTGGTCATGACTTGTTGCCCAATCCCCTACGGAAGTATTTGCTGCTTGGTCTACACCCATATAAGGACTTCTGTTTGTACATGCTATAGATGTAGAACCTGTAGTTAAATTTGCTACAGATACATTCCATAAAAAAGTATTACCTTCGTAATTACCTCTTGCTAACCACATTGTGTTTCCACATATCATTATATCTGTAACACCAGCAGTACCTGTAAGGACTCTACTAGTAACTACATCCATATTATCTTTATCTATTTTTAACATTGTAAAATTAGATGCTACTTGGTCAGCTACATATAAATTACCATCACTAGCAAATGTTATAGCTTGTGTTGATGAAAAAAAATATTCTGAACGCCTTACAAGAAATCCAGTACTTACATCAAATTTATAAACATAATTACCATTATCCTGTATTCCATATACATATGTATTTGTAGAATCAGCAACAACTGCATGCATTAATGGAAATGGATTAGGAGAAGCTAACTCTGCTGTGGTAGATTGAATACCACTTGGAGCATTAGCTCCAAACTGACCATGAGAAATAATACCTACCCATTTAGGGTCTTTATCTTTACCTATCCCCATATGCACTTCTTTATTATTAACTTGCATTGCAGGTATACTATCACTAGTTCCAAATGTACCACTTTCAACAACTGTAGCATTACTAGGCGTTCCATGTAAGTCATCAACTTTTTTTATATCAAAATCTGATTTATCTACATAAACTAATCTATATGTACCATTATCATTTATCATAGCCATTCTATTTGTATCTACACCTGCTTTAACAGCAGTATCTCCTTGAATACTCATTAAAGAACCAGACTGACTATAAGGGTCTATATTTTCACTATAAACAGCAGCATCATCTGGAATGTCTCTATCATCTGCATTATAAACATTGCCAGTTTCAAATTGTTTTATTTCAAATAGTTCTTTAGGCACCTATTATTTTCCCATTATATGTTGTGTAGCCATTATTAATTGTTAAGACTACTAAATTAAAATTACCATTAGACAAAATATCACATACACCTACGTTGTGACTCCAATTAGTTGGTCTGCCTTTTAAATAACTTTTAGTCATATCAGTTAAACATCCCATTGAATGAGCCATGTGGCTTCCGCTAATGTGTTGTATTGTGGCTTTTTGACAATCATGGGTATGTCCATAGATAACGTTGCATCCCAATTGCAAGGCGTGAGTCCTTGCGTGTGACACTCCCATGTAATGCCCCCCATGATAAGCGTACAATTTGCTACCAAGTACTTTGAAGACCTCTCCATACTTATGCCATTCATATCCTCGTTCATCAAATTTAAATGCCTTTCTACTTTCGTATTTATCTAAGTATGGGTTTTCTTCAACGAAGTTGTCAAACCAGACTTCGTGATTTCCTTGTGCAAAGATCTTCTTCTTGCATTGTACCAGTTGTAAAACTTTATCAATTTCATCAAGTCCTTTGTTGCCATGTTCTATTTCCTTATCTATTGCAGGTAATTGATACTCAACAGGTGGTCTTTTCTTTTTAGACCATTGCCAATGACTAACTGATTCACCATCAATTGTATCTCCTAATAGCAAAAATGCTGTAGGTTTTACTTCTTTTATTACGTTTAATGCACATGCAAATGCCTTTTTATCGTGGTTTGGAAAGTGTATATCTGGAAAGATAACAACTCTGTCTTTTATTTTCACAGTAAACTCCCATGTTACTCTTTTAACTCGAAGTGAACTAAATCATCAAAGTTATTGTCTTTAGTAGTCCTTCTACCTTGACTTAAACTTGAGTCACTCCAATCGCCTCCCCAACGTATGTTTACCCCCATCTTAGCTGCTATCCCCAAAACAAAACCACCAAGGTAATGAAAATCATCCCTAGCGTTCCAATCAATTGGATAAGGAGCAATGTCCACAGCTTTCCCAGCGACATGCTTACCAAATTTAGTTTTGCTTTTGCCTTGTTCAACCAATTCATTTTGTCTTTCCTGACTTCTTAAACCCTCTATTACAGTTATATCAAAGTACTTACAAACCTCTTCTAGTACTTCTACTAACTTAGGGTCTACCCCTTTTAGTCTTTTTCGTGACCTACTACCAAACTTTGGCATTATCTTTTTACGATTCCTTCAATCACATCTGTTACTAAATCAACACACTTTTCAAAAAATATCTGTTCTTTTTCTTCAGATACAAAAGGTATATCAATTTTTTTATTTATCTTACTAGCTAAGACTTCTTTAAAATTATCTGACTGAATATGTTCAACCATACCATCAGCATATTTTTCTACAATCTTGTCTTTAGCTTCATCTATAATACTAGCTAATATTGCTTTACTCATTTTACTTTCCTTATTATGTTTATTTTATAACCTAAATAAATTATAGTCATTATTGCTACTATGCATTGCAAGAATAAACTTGCATGTGCTAGAGATAAACCATAATTAAATATACTTGCTGATGCTACTTTTAAGCTGTCCATTACTTTTTCTTAACTATCTTTTTTATTTTGCCATTATGTGTTCTAGCAAATTTATGTGTTTTAGTTTCTCTAATCAATGTTCCAGAGTAACGTTTGCCACCCCACATCCAACTTACTTTTTTAGCCATATTACCACTTTACCTTATGTGACCAATACCTAGCACTTAACTTGCTTGGTTTGGCATCTTGTGCATTATGTCTAGCATAATACGATTTACGCCTTGCTTTATCTTTAGCTGACTTAGGATTTTTACCAGCTCCTTTTACACCCTGTTGTCCAAAACGTATTAACTTAGTAGTATCACCTACTTTAGCTACAACTACATGAGACTTTTTAGGATGATTAGGAGTACGTTTAGGTTTATTGTAACCACTAACTCCAGCTCTTTTTAATTTAGGATCTTTTTTCTTTGCCATACTATCTCCTAGCTTTTTCCATTTACTCTAGATAAACTACCTTTTATTTCAGAAACTTGATTATCAAGGTCATTAATTTCCCTGTTAAGGTCATCAAATTTCCTATCAAGTTTGTCATCAGATTGATTCCAACGATTAATAAGTTTGATAACCATTCCTTCCATATTTTCAAGTGTCTCGCTTTGTCCTTTATTCTCAATTTTTAAATCCTGTAAAGCTTCTGCTTGCTCGTTACCCCTTTTGTTCATTGAATACACCATGAATACAAACATTGCCCCCACAACGCCTATCATTCCAGCTTCTGAATAAACTGCTAAAAAATCCATTATTCCTCTTCATCTGGTTTGCATTGTTCACAATACCATCCATCAGATGCATTGATTGGTTTACTACATTCAAAACAATGATTTGGTATAGGCATTATCGAACTCTCCGCAATTCTCTGTTAATAAAATAGTTATGATTAAAGTCATCTTCTGTTAGTATTACTTTCTTTTCCTCTTTTTTTTGCCCCAAGATAAAGGGTTTAAATTTAATTCTTCCTCGTACCACTTTAGTTGCTCCTGCATTTTAGTTATTTTTACTTCTTCTTCTTCTATGTGTTTTTCTACAAGATTTGCAATGTCGTTATTAGCAAGCTCCATTCTTCGTTCAAGTTCTCCAATGCGATTTTCAATACGTATGTAGCCCAGCACAAGGAAAGTAACTCCAACGATAATTTGCCCAAGCCACTTAATGTTAAGACTAATCCTATAATTATCGTCCAGTTTAGTGACCCCATATGACCTGTACGTCTTTTCATCACTCATACTTCATACCCTGCAATAGACCATCCAGCATCACAACTTCCAAAGAATACCAATCCACCAAGAACTAGAAACAAAAAGACTAATATCTTTATATAATCTGTAAAATCTTCATTCATGGTTTATAATACTTATAAAAGTCTTCAGGGTTTTCTGTATCTACTACAACAAAGATTGGACTAACAATACTATTTCCCGTACCTGAGCCACCAATAATGGCATATGCATATAAACCATTCTGATAAGGACTCTTGATTGTATCATTGTCAAATAAATGTAAAAAACTTGTGTCACTAAATACTGGTACAAACTCACCTTCTATTATTTCCTCTACTTCTATTCTTCTGTTTTCATTATAATCTAAAAGCGTACCTACGCTACTTGTTCTGTGTGCTTGGCTTGGAAACTTACCCATGCCATTTACTTCTACTTGCTGGTTATACCACATTGTAGAAGCTTTAGTGATCTTTTCTAAATTTGCTTTTGTTTGCTTTGCTTTAGCTCCTTCACCGATACGACTAAAAGCAGGAGCTGCGGTAGTAGCCAAAGTAGCCATGATAGCCATGGTAACTGCAAACTCAGCCAAAGAGTTACCTCTACTGTCCAACCCATTCATCCTTTTGCATTTCAGCTATAGCTTCGCTATGTGATAACGCAGTAATACCACTTGTACCTTTTACTGCATCTAATGTGCCATCTGCTATAGGTAATTCATATTTAACTAATACTTTACTACCATCGTTATTCCATCTTGGACTACCAAGTTTGCCTAACTTAAATGCTGACTCTTTCCAAGTTGGAGATTGTAATGTAGTTGTATCTACTACCTGTTCTGTGTATGTATAGCTTTCTTCTTCTTGTGGTACAACATGGTCATACGCTTCCATAACTTTATCTACAAGTTGTGCTTTAGTATCTCCAGAGCTATACTCTATATCTGCATCATCCATGTATGCTTTAATCTCATCTTTCGTGTTATCCAAACTTGGATAATAATCATACTTATTTACCATTCTTGTAGCAGTACGCTCTTCATCTCGATATGTATACTCATTCCAAGACAATCTATCAGCTTTTTTTAGTTTAGCAGGTAATGCTGATTCCCACTTTGCTTTTGTTAATATTAAATATGTATTAGTCATTTTTGTGTTTACCTTTTTGGTGTTTAAAGTCTTTAAGTATTTCATCAGCAGATAATGCTCTATTATAAATTTTTACTTCATCAACAATTCCATCAAAATATTTATCTTGCGTACTTGCTCTACCAATTCTTACATCTCCATAAGTTGTATTATAATTAGTAGTAGATGTATTATTTATATCTAATGCAGGGTTAATATTATTTGCACCACCACCTATATAGGATTTAAGTGTATTTGTACCACTATCATAAGTAACACCTACATACCACCAATTATCTGTAGTTAAAACATCAGTTCCTGTGTTGTCATTTGAATGTCCCCAAACAGATATTTTTGTAGGATTAGCAGATAAAAATGCTAATGTAAACATTTGATTAGATGAATATGTTCCTGTAAAAATTATTGGTTGGTCGCCACTTAATGAACTTGGCTTTATCCAACAAGTAATACTTCTACTTTGGTCGCCAGATGGTAAAGAGCCTGTACTGTCAATAGTAACAAAATCATTACTACCATTTAACCTTAACACATTACTACTTGGATTAGTAAAGTAAAACCCTAATCCATCTCTGTTTTGGTTAAGTCCTTCTCTGATTGTTATAGAATCTGGTGAGCCTTGTACATCGCCATCTCTATCAATTACTGCTCCATTTACAGAAGTAGAATCATTATCATTGCCACTTCTATCTTGTACACTTGCATTAGTATCTGCATCTGTTGATGCGTGTGGATTAAAAGTATAGTATAATTCTAAATCAGAAGATTGTATTGATGCTATGTTGCCATTCTGTCCAGAGTTATAAATGCTTAACACTTGAGCATCTGTAAGCGACTCACTCCAAAATGCAACTCCTGTTATATCTCCACCAAAAAAACTTGTACTATTTGTTCCTCCTGTGCCAATTCTTATATTTTTATTTGTATTTAATGGAATATGTCCATTACTTGATGCAACAACAGTTTGAGGTTGTCCATTGTAATATATCACATATTTTGAACTATCCCATACAAATGCAATATGTGTCCAAGAATCATTTGGTATTGTTTCGCCACTACTTGGAATCCAAGCTGTTTTTTTGGTAACCCCATCATAATCAGTAAGAGTTATTAATTCATTTGTAAAACTGTCTGTCGCACTTCCCAATGAAACAGAGCCAAATGCCCAATTACCAAAAAATATTAAAGGACTAGAAGAACTTGCAGATGTAAATGTTGTACTTGGTCTTACCCAAAGTGATACAGATTTATAATCAACATTGATTGCATTTCTTGTTATCACATCATCAACACCATCAAAACTTGCAAATTTATCTCCACGATTTTTCCATGTAGTTACACCATCGTTTCTCCAATAGCCAAGTAAGTTACCTTTTTTACTATGTGTAGTAGCATCGTATGCGACACCATCGTTGAATATTTCTTGTGCTTCTGTGGCAGAGAAAGCAGTATTAAAATATGAAAGTTCATCAATAACTCCAGAAACTGGATTACCAGATGAAGAAATATTTATTACATTATTAGCTACTACTATCGCAGAAGATGTAGTAGCGTTAGGAGTTAATGCTACTCCATTTTTATATAATGTATGAGTACCACCATTTGCTACCCATACTAAATGTGTTAAATCTCCTACAGTTAAAATATTATCATATCTTGTATGATTTGGAAAATCTGAATAAATATATAACTCATTATCTATTGCTCTAAAATAAATATTAGCATGAGTAAATAAATCTTGAGTACCACTAACACTATTAAGATTTACCCATAAACTATAAGTTGATGTAGTAGATGTTGTAATATTTGAAGTAGATAATCTATCATCAACTTTATCAAAAACCATTTTCTGATTATATCTCATCAATGGTACTTGTGGAACTACAGGTTCATTTACAGCAGTCTCAAATCCAGATGAAGATATTCCTACTTCTTTGACCGTAATAAGCTCTACAGAACCATCAAAATCAGAACTTGGTTTAATATCTATTATTCTATTTGCAGAACCACCACTTGCAAGAATAGTACTTCCAGATGCAGTAAAATCAGACTCACTTGAA